GATGGTGCCGGTCGTCGTCGCCGCGAAGGTCGGTGAGCTTGTCGTGTTGATGGACTGTGGGGTCGACAGCGTGACTGCGCCAGTCGAGGCTGACGCGATGATCTGGTCCGACGTCCCAGTCAGCGTCGTCACCCCCGCACTGCCGCACCCGCTGCCCGTGCAAGTGCCGTTGATCGTGACGTTGGTGAACGTCTGTGCGCCCGTCCATGTGTTGGCAGTGGTCAGGAAGGCCCTGAGCGCGGCCTGAATCTGCGCCGAGAAGGGCCCCTGCGCATGCACATCGAACGAGACTCCGAGGACGAGCAGCGCAACCGCTACTGCAATCTTGAGACGCTTCATGTTAGTACCCCTGAGTCGGCTCGACGCCGAGGTCGATGACGATTTCGCCAGCCGCCCCTGCGGACTTGCCAGCGGCCGAACGATTCACCAGCCGCATGTAGATGTTGCCAGTGACGTCGAGTGGCTTGTTCCGCATCGAGATCTGCAAGCCGTCGATGTAGTAGTGGTAGTAGGTGTCGGTGGTCACGCCGACAGTGGCGCGAATGCCGTCTCCAGCGACGAACGTCCATCGGCCGAGGAAGTATTCGGTATCGGCATCGGTCGACGCGAACGTCGAAGAGCCGAACAACCACACTTCCCACGCCAGATTCTCCTTCGACAGAATGACCATCGAGCGGAGGATCGCACGCATGTTGGCTTTGAGCGCCGTCGGGTAGCCGTTGGTGCCGGGGGTCAGCGTCTCCTGCAGACCGACGTTCTGCGCGAGGGTACCGGTGAAGTTGGTATCCTTGTCGGTCCTCACATGGAGGATGCGCCCTGATTGATTGACAGTCATGGGCGTCTATCCTTTAACGTGAGCGTAAACTGCGAGCGAGGAGGCTCCCGTGTAGGTTCCAGTCGTGACGTACGAGACTCGGAATCTATCCCCGAGGATCCCTTGGATACAAGTGTTGTCGGTCAGTGCGCCCGCTCCCGGCGTCAGCGGAGCGTAAGCCGAAGCCGCGAACGCGACGTCTGCCGAGCAGGCGGCAATGCGTGAGGCGGTCGTCGTCGTGAGGGCGAAGCACATGATGTCGAACCATGTGGACCCGCCGTCGAGGGAGGTCTGGACGAAGGCTTTCGCCGTGGTCCCGCCTCCCGCAACGACGAGGATGCACTCGCAGGCGATGTATTTGGCCCCACCGACTTTCGTCAGGGGACCGGTCGCTCCAACTGTTCCGACGGCGACGAGAGATTGTGCAGCGGCCAGTGTCGTCACTGGCATGAGCACATGATACGCCGAGTTTACGTGTACCGCACCGTTAAGCGCCATCTCGTCTCCATCGGCTCAGGTGTTACGAGCCTGCGGCTTCTTCGGCCGCCCGTGTGTTCTTGCCGCTTCCAAAAGGCCGCCGCACCACGCGACGGGGGCTTTCCTCTTCTTCTGCTCGCTCTTCCACCTGCACTGCATTGATCTTCCGCAGACAGTCCAGAAAACTCGAAAACAACGACTTCAGTTCCATTCGGTTGTCCTGCGAGGCGTTGTTCCAGCGGATGTCGACCGTCTGGTTGTCCGCGCCTTCGTCCCGAATGATCACTTCGACCTTGCGGTCGAGGTAGCGGCCGCTGTGGGTGAGTTTGTTCAACTCGTTCACCACGTCGTCCGTCACTGACTCGTACGGCACAGGCAGGCCGTTCTGAAAGTACTGACGCTCGAACTGCGGTCCTGCCAGCCCCAGCGGATGCTGCTTCGTCGGGCGCTTCATGTACGCGCCGAACGTCACCTTCTTTGGCGAGTGTTTCGCCATGCCGTCCGCAACGGCATTTCCGATTGCTTCGGCCAACTCCATGCCCGGTGGCGGGGCAGTCGGCTTGTTGTCTTCTCTCGCCTGCAGGGCCTCTGCGATCATCGCGGCCAAGTCGGCTTTACTCACCGTCACCATCTCGGTGGACGGGTCTTCCTTCGGTTTCGCGGCCATGGTGGCCTTCTTTCTCTCGCAGGAGCGAGTTGGGGGGCTGGGTTATTTGGACTCCAGCCCCCCGAGTGAACGATCCTCAGCCGGGATGGCTGAGGGGTCTTACGCTTACAGTACCCGAGTGAAACGAGCCGTTGAGTTCAGGAGCACCAGCGAGGCGTCCGTCGTACCCGCCGATGTGTTCTGGCAGAACGCCCACGCGAACGTCCCACCCGCGTTGACGACCAGCGAACCGGTCACCTTGATGTTGAGGAAGATCGCCGCTTTGCTGTCGAACACCTTGGTCGCGGACGTCGTGGTCGTGCCCTTGGAGGCCGTGACACTGGCCGCCGCGATGCCGACGGCGTTGTACGCGATAGACGTCAGCGTGGCCGTCGTCAGCACGTAGCTGATTGCGAAGCCGCCGACGGTCGTGCAGGTCGTCGCCAGACCCATCTCGTAGTTGTACGTCGCACCGGCTACGAGCGTCCAGCTGAACCCGGTCAGGGCAGCAGGCGTGACGTTGGCGTCGGCGGTCTGTGTGGCAGCCAGAGACTTGGCGTCCGAGTGAATCATCGCGGACTCGGTGCCCCCGGTGATGGTCGGAGTCGTCAGCGCGGCGTTCGTCGCACCGACACCCAGACTGACCCATGTCGGGCTCGCCTTGGTGTTGGTGTTGACATACACTGCGCCGTTCGTGCGCATGAGGATCGAACCGGGACCAGCCACGCCAACGAGCGTGCCGCTGGTGCCGTCCGTCGGTGCGCTGGACGTGTTGAAGACGCCCGTGTTGTTGCCCGTGCGGATACCGGGCTTGATGAAGGGACGGCCCCCTCTGTAGATTGGTGCAGCCATTGAGGAAACTCCAGCAGGGGATCATCCCCTGAGAAAAGTGGGGGACAGTCCGATGACTGCCCCCCGCAGAGTGAACGACTACGACAGGGTGTTCGTGACGAACGGACGGTTGAACTGGCACGTCGCCAGTGCGCTGGACGTGGTCGAGCGAATGAACGCTCCCGCCACGAGGTCTCCAGACACGACGTCGTCGTCAACGAGCCCGTCCGAGCCATCGATGTAGGCCGGGAGGTCCGCTACGACAGTCGCCGCCGCACCGCACGGGAAGCCGCCTTCGGGCGACTTGATGCAGTACCAGCCGTAGGTCGAGCCCACGGTGATGCCCGTCGCGACGGCCACGGGGCCGACAGCGTCGTGCGTCAGGAGAGCCGTCACTGCGAGTTCGTCGTAGGTCACCCATGTGCCCGCGACGGTTCCCGTGACGCCCTTGAGGTAGATGTACTCGCCGCCTGCGCCGTCCGTCGCAATCATCCCGAGGGGATTGCGCTGTTCGGTATCGATTACGCCGAGAACGCTGGTGACGGTCTGTGCCGGACCAGTGAGAGGATTGAGAGACATTGCGTGTTTCCTTTCGCCCTTAGATGTGGACGACGGCCAGACGTGACCGGTTGTTCGTGATGAACTGGAGCGCGGAGTAGATCTTGAACGTGTAACCGTTCGCGTTCGGGAACTCCTGCGTCTCGCCACGGTCGCGGAAGAACGCCTTGCTGCACTTCAGCGAGAGGTTCTTCGGGTTCGACATGAAGATCGAGGACGTGCCGAACTGGCTGAACACGTAGCGCAGGGTCTTGAAGCCGAGGATCTTGAATCCGGCCTTGAGTTCCTGCGTGTCGACGTACCGCTGATTCGCCTGCTGCGTGCCTTCGAAGATCGCCTGAGTCGCCGCGTCGGAGACCGCAATCGTCGGGGACAGTTGGCTGCCCGAACCCTTGGTGGCCGAGTTCCAGCCGCTCGTCATGGCCGACTCGATGTCGGTGTCATCGACGTAGGTGGCCTGTTTGTTCGCCCACCATGTGTCGGTGCCTGCGTCGATGCCGCCAGCCGAACCGGTTCCGGCAGTCGTCATGAAGGTCAGGAGGCCGAGGAAGCCGTTCGTGGAGGTCGTGAAGAACGCCTGCTCGATGGCGTTGTCGTGCGAGTTCAGACCGTTCGTCACCAACTGCTTGACGAGGGCGATCTTCTGGTTGGTCGACGGATTCTGCGCTTCCGTCTTCTTCGACCAGTTCACCGGGACGCTGAGTTCCGCCACGCTGTAGACGGCGCTCGTCACAACTTCGGTCTCGGTCGTCGAGGTCGGCTGGAGGGAGGTCGAGAGGAACGCCGTGCCGGGGTTCGCCTGATAGTCGAGAGTCGCTTCGATGCTCGCGCCGAAGTCTACGCGGTCAATCCCGCCCTGACGTTCGAGTTCGCGCATGTACGCCGACTCGGTCCACTGGTTCGCCGCTGAACGAGCTTCGTTCACGACAGCGTTGTAGGACGCGCTGATGATCTGGGAAACAAGAGCCATGAGAATACCTATCGGTGATGGGGACGTGCTGTCGGCCGCTTAACACGGGGGCCGATGTACCGAGAGGGGGTTACTACGCGAACCCACAAAGGCGGGAGGTCGATGACGATGAACCGCACCGTCGACGTGTTTACATTCTAACACGAAAGAGGGAGGGGGCCGCAAGGCCCCCGTCCAACTAGAGCTTCAGACCCGCTGCGATGGCTTCATCGCGGATGATCTGTTCCATGGTCCGCTCGCCCTTCTGGGCGGATGCGGATGACCTGACGCCTGCGGCTGCTGCGGCAGGCCGCTGGTTCATCTCCGCGATGACCTTCTTGCGAGCGTCAGTGGCCTTTGCTGCTGCCTGTGCCTTCAGCTTGGGCAGGAGGACAGCGGTACAGGCTCTGTCGAACGACACCTTGTGGGCGTTCATGTAGGTGATGATCTCGCTGGGCTGGCCGGATTCCGCCCGAGCGTAGTCTTCGTCGAACAGTTCGCCCCATTCGGCTCTGGCGGCCTCGATGGTCGCCTTGATCTTGGGGGCCTGTTCGGCTTTGAACGCCTGCTGCCGCCGGTCGTTCTCGATGGGCGACAGGCGCTCTTCGAGCCGAGCTTCCGCCTGTGCGAGAGCCTTGGCGGCTGCGTTCTCCGACGTCCACGCGAGCAGCTGGTCGAGACCCGCTTCGTCGTAGGTCATCGAACCGTCGGCGTTCTTGTAGTTCGGCTGCGGACGGGGCTTGCCGACGAACGACGGTTCGGCAGCCGGAGCCTGCTTACCAGTGGCCTGAGGTGCGCCAGCCAGTCTGGCCTGAATGGGCTTCCACACGCGGGGGTTGGCGACCGCCAGAGCCTCGATCAGGCGTTCGGGGTCGTTTTCTGCGGCTGCACTGAACCGCTGGAACTCCTGCTCGATGGGGCGGAGGCGCGAAAGCTCGCTGTCCCGTGTGGTGATTTCGGCTTGAGCCGCCGCTCGCCCTTTGGCCTCTGCCTTCGAGACCATCACCTTGACCCGCTTCTGCGGGATGGGGTTGTTGGTGCGGAACTCGGCGGGTTCCTCGTCGACTACCGGCTCTTCGACTGGGGGTTTGACTGCGTCCGAGGCCGACGGGGACGCTTCCGTACCCACAGCAGGAGTATCGGATTCGTCACCCGTCTCCTCAGACAGGTTCTCCAGCGGAGGCGTCGATGTCTGCTGGCTGTCGCCGCCGGGGTCGTACGATTCGATGACTGCGCCATCTGAGGAGGTCTCGATGATGCCTGCTTCGCTGGCCGCCGATGTGATTGCCGCCGTGATTGCGTCTTCCGCCATGGTGCTGACTCCTTCTAACGCGAGGAAGTGCGATTCCCTCTAGGTGAACGAACGAACTACGGCTGGTTGGATGCGTGTACCAGCCGGTCGAGCAACCGCTCGATGAGCTTCTGCAGAATCTCCGGGTGTGCTTCGAGGTACGCGAACACGATCTTCTCGATGAATGCGAGGTTCATGACTGACTCCTTAGTCGGTGAGCAGGGCCGCCGCGTGATAGATCGCTCGCCATTCGGCCAGCGAGGTGAAGAAGAAGTTCGACTTTGAATCGCTCAAATAGCGAGCGGACTCGCGGATGCCGTCTTCGTCGATCAGGACGGCCACTGATTCGGCAAACACTTCGCCATCTGGGCCTTGCAGCCAGCCCGGTGCGACAACGTGCCCCGCCTCATGGGCGAGAACGAGATAGCGGCCGTCCCACGACAGATCCTTGTCGATGCGGACGATGTGTTCGGATCGATCCGTCAGCCCGAACGCCGGTCGGCCCATCGCATTCAGATCCTTCTCGTAGAACACCTGATAGCCCAGCCACTCCAGCTTCGTCTCCAGACGGCGAGCTTCCCAGTAGTGGGTGTTGGTCGTCGGCATCCGCGTGAAGTCTGGCCGCATGACGGCGACTTCCGCTGCGAGGTGCAGGAGCCGCCACGGGGTGTGGACGAACACCAGCGTGGCGAGGATGGCTACGAGGACTTCTCTGCGAGGGAACTTTCGTGTGCGTGCCAATGGGCTACCCGTTCTGCTTCTGCCTTAGGATCCAGTCCCTGTGGGAGGCCTACCCAACGGGTGGTGTGCGGGTTCTTATCGGAGCCTTTCGATCCGATATGCTCGACGTGATTGGTGTAGCCGCGCTCAATCTCCGCTCGTCGAATGTCGCTCTTGCTGTCGTAGCGTTTGGGTGTCCCATCAGGATTGCAGAGGGCATTCTTGATGTAGAGGCCGCCGGGGATCGAGTCGTCTTGGACGCCGTTCGCTGCACCGGGCAGCCACGTCCGTTCCATCACACCCTTACATTCCCTGACGCCAGCCGTCGTGAGGTCTTCGATAGCCGCTTCGCAGCGGTAGTCGTGAGCCGAGATGGGCTCGAAGCAGTCTTTGTCGATCCGCTCGCAGTGGGTGCAGCGCCGATCATAGACCGGCATCTACTTACCCTCTTTGGTCGCGTAGCCGTTCTTCGCGGAGTAGCCGTGGACCGCGAACGCAGGAGCAGACGGTAGCTTTGCAGCGATAACACCACAGGGATAGTGTCGTTGGGTGTCGATGCATGAGGCGTCCACCAATCGTTCAAAGACTTGATTGCACACTGGACAGCGGTAGTCGAACGTCGGCATGGGTCACCTCTCCTCAAGATACTGCGCAGCCGAGCGGAGTTTTCGTGGATCGTCTTTGTAGTTGCCTAGACCGTTATTGCACCAAGGACACAGAAGCCCCCGCACTTTGTTCGTCGTGTGGTTGTGATCTACGTGGAAAGCGTTCTCTTCACCGCAGATCGCGCAGACGAAATCCTGAGAATCTTCCATCGCGTAGTACTGATCGAGCGTCAGGTTGTATCGGAGGAGTGTCCGTCTCAGCTTCAACCACTCAGCGTTTGTCTTCTTCCAGCGCATAGTGGCCTGCTGGGGCCGACGTGGGTTCGTCAGACGCTCTGCCTTGTGCCGGATGGCGCAGCAGCTTTTGCAAGAGCTGAAATATCCCCTGCTTCCATGATAGAACTGCTCAGTGGAGAGTTCTTTCAGACACTTACCGCAACGCTTCGAGCTATGCACCTTGAGTCACCTCGCGACTGCGGGTCGCGATTTTCGGCATCTGCTCCCAGTCAGGGTGCGCCGGGGGTTGCTGACCGTTCGGCGTCGGCTCTGGTCCCGGTCCCGGCGGCGGAGGACCACCCGGCCCACCCGGCTGACCCGGAGGCGGCGGCATGACCGCCGACATCGCCAGATCGTCCAGCACCTTCTTCGCCTTCTCGATCTCTTCGGGCTTGGGGAACAGGCCCTCGTTCATCATGAGCGCGACGACGATGGGGTTCGTCATGTCGTCCTTGCCGCTGAAGGAGTACGCGATCTTCGGCTTGTCTTCCTTCGGCTGCGGCTTCGTCATGACGACCGCCGGGTCGAGGCCATTCAGTTCGAGGATTTCTGCGATGATCGGTTCGGGGTTCACGAAGCCCGACTGCACCGTCATGTTCAGGACTTTCATGAGCCGATTCGTCCGCTGTTCGGCGTCCAAGAGGACCGTGGAGTCAGGGACGATGTTCAGAACGAGTTCGTGCAGGATGTGCTTGATATCCCAGTTCTGGAATAGCACCTGTTTCTCGGCATCCGTCAGAATGGGGAAATCGCTGTAGAGGACGAGGTACCCGGCCATCACTTCGGCCAGATTGAGCACCATGCCAGCGACGAACGAGCGTTCCTGACCGATACGCGTGCTGAAGTTCGCTTGGATCGAGTTCGCTTCCGCTGCAGTCGTGCGCGACTGACCTTCGGTCCCCATCTGGTTGGGACCAACCTGCCATGTCTCGAACAAATCAGCCTTGGCCGCTTGGTCGAACGCGATGTTCTCGCTGGGATAGCTGGCGCGAGCAATCTCACCGATGGCACGGTCGCCGGGACCGTTCGTGGGGATCATGCCTTGGACGACGCCCCGCATGAGGTTCGCCTGCAGATCCTGATCGATGCGGTTGACGTCGAACCAGCGGATGGGGATCGAACGCTCGCGGTTCTGGAACATCTGGGAGCGCGAACGTCGCATGTCCTGAACCTGCGGACGACCGGCTGCCGTATCGGACTGTGGGACGGGGTTGTCCGTCACGTACATCAGCGTGAGCACCTGAATCGGGAACTTGCAGGCTCCGACGTACGTCCGCGTCTGCTCGTCGTACTTCTGACCCTTCCACGGCTCATGGATGACCGGCTCATCGAGCCCATCCAGCAGCACCAGCCGCCAGATCGCTTTGAAGGACTTCTCGTCGGGATCCTGACGGTAGCGCCAGTAGAAGATCTCGGTGTAGGCCATCGTCTCAACATCCGCACGGGGCTGCTGAGTCTGGGAGTTGCGCAGTTCGGTCGTGCCGTCGACAGGGGTGACTTCGGTGGCGGCCTCCACCTGTTCGGGCGTCAGTTTGAAATCGACGATCCCGACCGCCTTGGGGCAGCGAGCACGCTGGCCGATGTAGTCGGCGTCGTTGAAGTCGCTGCCGATGAACTCAGACGGCCACAAGAGGTCGCGGGGGCTGATGCGCTTGATGTCGAACATATCCGACACCGGCCGCTGAACCTGCAGCATCTCCGGCTGCGGGGGCGGGGCCATCGGTGGCGGCATTCCCGGCATCGCGGGAGGAGCGCCCTCAGGACCACCGGGAGGCGGCGGCATACCCGGTCCACCGGGCCCGAGCGGTCCTGAAGCTGGAAGAGGAGGCGGGGCCGCAGCCAGCGCATCCTGAGGATCGGCAGCAGAAATCTCGACGGTGTCGAACCGGGCGGAGTAGCTGACGAACGCAGCGGCAACGCCTGCGGCATTGACCACGTCCGTCAGACACTCGCGCATCGCGACACCGAGGTTGGCCCGTTTCGGCCCCAGTTCGTAGTTCAACTGTTTCAGGAAGGGCGAAACGGCTTGGGCATACTTGCTGTTCTCGTGGGTGCCGCGAATGGTGGGGACGGCTGAGAACAAGTTCGCAGTCTTCGTCTTCGTCAGTGCCCAGTCTGGGTTGATGGTCGATTGGAGGTCGGCGTTGATGTCGAGGCCTTCCGAGAAGCCGTTGACAGGCGTCCCGAGCAGGACATCGATGTTGCGCTTCCACTCGTTGAGAAAGTGCCGCTTGTGGGTGATCGAATCTTCGGCTCGCGTCTTCATCGAGTCGGAGATCTTCTTGTTCTTGGCCGCGACGGGATCCAGAGGCTTGGCCGACTCCGTTTCGGGGGTCTCCGCCATCACCGCTTCCATCTCAGAGTTGATTGGGGTCAGATCAGCCATAAGCCCTTCTAGTTTAACACGCCAAGGTTAGTAACGTCGCGCCTGCGCTTTGGGGCGCATCCAGCGAGGAATAGTGGAAACGGATGATGCCCGAGAGGGCTGAGCCATGCCCATGGCGAAGTACGCGAGTGCGATGACGTAGTGGTCGTTGCCGTCTGCGATCTTCGACGGATTCAGCTTGTCCCGGCGGAGTTGTGGGAAGGTTTTGATCAGGTTCGGGCAGCCGTACTCGCCTTTGGCGTCGACGATGGATAGCTGTGGCCGCCCGTCGATCATCGTGTTCAGCAGTTCGTGGACAGCGTAGCCTGCGAGCGCCCGGTCGTTCTTCACCATCATCGAATCGCTGACAGGGACGCCTGCCTGCTCGAAGAGTTCGCCTATCGAGTACTCCTGCCCCTCTTTGATCCGCATGGTCGGGTCACAGAAGGTCTCGGTGATGCGCATGCCACGGCTTTCGCGCTTGATGTCAGCGGCGACATCCTTCGCCAGCGTGCGCTTCCACGTCCGCTCTTTGAAACAGACGGCTCGCTTGTTCGGCAGCATCGCGATCCACAAGCAGACGGCGGGGTCGGGATCGTAGCCCCAGTCCACAGCCCGGTAGATGTTGAACCAGCCGAAGTCGAGGATGGACTTCTCCACGCCATCATCACCGCGCCAGCGGGGCACAACTGGGGTCGTATGCCATGGCACGATCTGCAGGAGGTCATCATCCGCGAGCTTTCGGCCGTTGAAGTAGGAGCCCTTCGGCAGTTCGACCAGCTTCTGCTTGGCGAAGTCATCGAAGTACGCCCCCTCGTCGACTCTCTCGCCCAACAGCCATGCCTTACGAACGTGCTCCGGCAGATTGGACAGCTTGGCCTTGTACGCTTTCACGTCCAAGTGGTCGTTGTCCTCCAACCGCGAGAAGATCATCTGGTAGTCAGCGGGAATGTAGTCGGGGTACTCGGCGGGGTCCACACTATGGTCGACGAACCACGCGTACATCCAGTCCGCGCCTTCCCCAAGTGGGTTGGATCCTGCCCTGACGACCGCCTGATAGCCTGCGTTCTTGGGGGCGCGGCAGGCAGCCGAGATCATCAGGAACATCTTGAGGTTGAAGGTTGAAAGCTCGTCGAACACAATGAGGCCGTACTGGGCTGACAGGAAGTTCAGCACGTCGGCTTCGGTCTCGCAGTGTCTGAATGAGATGCTGCTGCCGTTCGGATACTGGGCCGTGAACGTCGTCTTCAGGAACACCCCGCCCAGCATCGCCATCTCGCGTTCGATGTAGTTGAGGTGTGACTCTCGAAGCTCCGGCATGGTGCGGCGAAGGATCAGCGCACGGAACCCCGGAATGATGAGGCAGCGCATGTGCGCGTCGAAGCGCAGCTGCGTCGACTTGCCTGTACCTCTCGGCCCCAGAGCCAGTAGGTTGGGACAGGTGGAGGCGTGAAACTCCGGCTGGTGCAGCTTGGGGTCAGGCCGATACAGTTCGACCGGCTCCCCGCTTTCCAGCAGGACAGTAAGGGCTTGCTCCACTAGTCTTTGACTTCGATGACGGTGGCTTCGATGGCTTTGGACTCGTTGGTGGCGTCAATGCCGCCCAGCCGGATGCCGATCTGGATGCGGGGGCCTGATTCGGACGGTCCAGCCGCTGCCTTCTCGATCACGCGGCTGCCTTCGTGCGCCAGACGCTCAATCGCCCACTGTGCGCCCTTCATCGCGATCTCCCGACCCTTCACATCCTCGTCGCGGAGGGCGGATTCGATGGCTTCCATGTGGATTTCGACGTATCGGCCAGCAGCGGCCTGAAAATCCCCTTGGGCGTTGTCGATGGCCGCTTTGATGGCCGCTTTGGGGCGGCGGAGGGCTGTGGCGAGCGCAGTGACCTGTTTTTCGGACACTTCGCGGGGCGAATCCGCCACGACAGCGGCGACGACGTCCTTCTCAGCCTTGGTCATCGGGCCTAGACGGAGCGATTGGCGGGTTCCCACGTTACCTCCGAAGAAATAGTGTGCAAAATCGATGCCAACTGTCTGCAAAACCCGTTCCTGCGTAGAAAAGGGCCCCTAATCTACGCATGGCACGCGGTTTGCTACAGTAGTTGGTATGGAACTCATTCAGAAGAAGTACAAAGAGATCGAAGTGACAGATTTCGAGGTCGTATTTCTGGGCGCAACCACCGACATGACGCGGCTGGGCCCCGATGACTCGACGTTCGAAGACGAATCCCGCTTCACCTTCTCCATCCGCCACCCCCAAACGAAGATGGTGATCGAAGAGATCACCTACCTGAAGCGGAACATGCTGTCTTACCGCTTTGTGGAGCGGCTGATCCGCGTCGAAGACAAATGATGCGGTAAAAGGCATCAGAACTCACTCGTTTGATGCCTTCGAACGCATCAAAAGGGTGGGCGCTCCGACCGGACGGCTGACCGCAACGGAGGGAGGTGCGTCCGGCACTCGCGGCCCGGTGGAACGCCCATCTGATTATGGCACACCTCTTGCAACATGACTAGAGGAGGCTTCCCAATGCGCAGACTGTTCAAGATTCTCGCGTGTTCATTGTTTTTGAACGCGTGCGGCTTCATTCCCCCGCCCGTCATTACGCCACCGACGCCAACCCCGACTCCGCCACCGGTTTCCAGCACCGTGGCTGTCGATCTCGTCGCCTGCAAGTCACCGTTCGTCGACAACTACTGCGATGGACCGGCCGGGGCGACGTTCGCCGTCGAGATTGCGCCCGATGTGTGGCGCACCTACAAGGGAGACGGCAATGGGTACGTCTTCGCCAGTGACGCCCCGAACGTTCCAGATTCTCGAATCACGATTGCGGCCCCCGGTTACGTCACGCTGGGCCCCATCCACATCGACATCAACCACAACCCGCCCATCGCTTCGGATCTGGTAGCGACAAATGCCCGAGGGACGCACAACGCATGGATGCTTACCCCCGTCGCACCGCCTCACGTTGATCCATCTGGATTCTCTCTTCAGTCGCTAGCCGCCATTCGCGGGGCCATGTGGCCGCAGACGCTGGACGCCTGTGGCAACCTCAGCATCGGCCCCCGTCCCGGCCAGACCACTAACATCATCGCGACCGTCTTCATCACCGAGTACACGCCAGCCGAGCAGAACTGCCTGATTCAGGAACTGAAGCGTCGGGGATATACGCACGTCGTCATGGGACCGCTCGTCGACTCCGACGGCTATCACGGGGTGTGGCAGCCGAATGACTGGCGAGGCTCGAACTTCGACCGGTTCCTCGACGCGGTTCAGCTATTCTGGGACAACGGTCTGGCTCCCGTGGTGTTCATCCACCCGGATGGCTGGTCACTCGACCAGACGAAGGCCGAACTGACGCAGCTGCTGGTGCAGCCGCGAGCGCAGCGGCTTCTACGGATCGTGGTTCCATCGGGCTGGGAACCGGCTGGCTACGACTGGTCCTCCTGCACATGGGCCGGATACTTCAGCTGGGCCAGACAGAACCTGCCGAACGCACTGGTGCTGATGCACAATGCGGTCAAGCCGGATGGCTCCCCGTATGACGCCCCGGTCGGGACCGATGCGCTCTGTGACGACAACGGCAAGCCGAACGGCGAGGGCTGGGCGCGTGTCGCCCCCTACCTGCATGGGTTCCTCATCCAGTACGACCTCTTCAGCGGTCAGCCGACTCCGCAGTCGGATCCCGAACTGGCTCGCAACTTCGCCGGTCAGTATCTGCCGAACGGCATCGGAGCCGACGTCCATGGGTTCCGCTGGCACTTCGTCAACGGCATCTCCGGCTGGCCGACCTTCAGCGCATGGGGCCCCAACACCCCCATCTACCTGTACTACGGCGAGGGCACGGCTTACGGCCGCTTCTGGCAAGGGATGCCGGAGTCCAAGGGTACCGCTTGGGGCGACTACGCCATTCAGTCGGGCACAGCCGACGGCTACCTTGACGGTGGCACGGTCGCGGTACCGGTGAAGTAATGGGCACCGTAATGGGCACCGACGTCCTGGCCTTCCTGACGCAGGCGTGGAACACCTTCACGAAGGGCCGCTCGACTAGCGGCCTTGTCATACTCGCGCAACGCGACATCTTCGACGCCTATCTCGACTCGGTGCTGGCGCTCGAACGGTCAGGGGATGGACCGGACGTCAGCATCAAGGCCTTGGCGTTCAAGACGGCGACGATGTACAAGCTGGATGCGCCGGGGTGGCGCGTCCGGTTCATGGCCTACAGCACACAGGAGTTCAACGGTGAGTGACCCCTTAGCCGATGCGGCGGAGATGCTATGGGTGATGCTGGCGAGTGTCAGCGACGGCGACTGGCGGAAGCAGAGCCCTGCGTGGCAGGACGCTGCTGCACGCTGGCGGGACAACTACTTCGATGCATTGAAAGAGAGGGAACTAATGTCCGAGAACTTCCACGAAACGTACGACCGTTGTGCCGCCGAGCCGACGCTCACGCCGTATGGGCGAGAGCAGCTGAATCAGGCCGAGCGCCTGACGGGCGGCTGCCTGTCGACCTGTCAGGAAGCGCAGCCTCGGCAGATCCAGCCGAACTTCATCTACCCCGAGCCACTGGGCGACGGCACCCACCGTGTCACCGACAACACCTACAACACGACCGATCCATGGGTCGCTGACCTGTGGGAGAGCGAACTGCCGAGCCCGGTTGCGCCTGACCTGCCGACCGATGTGACGATCTTCCTGTCGGTCACGCCGGGATCCTCCATCCTGCAGACCCTGCTGGACGAGCGGGAGAAGGTCGACTCGCAGATCCGCGACCAGTATGAGTTTCTGGAGACGCTGGAGCGCAAGCAGCAGCGACTGAACGAGTTGATCTGGGAGGCGGAGTTTGGCTCCGTCTAGGCGCGAGTTCCTTGGCTATTTGGTGGGGGCGGCTGCCGCCTCCGCCGTCGCGGCGAAGGTCGTGTGGGGCGCAGAGCCCCCTGAAACCGAGTGGACGCTCTACAACGGAAAGGGCGGCATCCAGCTGACGCCGTGGCAGCTGCCCTTCGACCGCCACTGCTACCAGAGCCACTGGGTGGCTTTGGTCTATCCAACTGGTCGCGACGTGCTGCACCCGAAGGCGCGTTACTACTACGCCACCAACGAGATCCCGGCCTCGCGGCTGGCTGCGCAGAACGGCGAACAGGCCATCCGGCTGATCGACATGGTGGTCGAGAACGGCTGGCACACCCTAGCCGACGAGCTTGCGAAGATAGGTGTTTGCGCCGGGAAACGCCCCGAAGGCTGGCCGACCCTGCAGGAGTCGGGTTCGCGCCGTCGTTTCAGCCGCTTGTAGACGTCGCGGACGTTGTAGACTTTGGGGGTGCTCTGGACGCCAGACACCCCTTCGACCCCTCCAAACGCGCCGGTTATTCGAAGCGCGCCTATTAGTAGGGCGGCCTGCGCACCTACCCCCTTTGTAAGTGGAAGTGCGCCGGAGTTGCGCACCTACGTCTGCTGCCGCCCCTTGCGCACCTGTCCACCCGCTGCGCACCTACGCAGACTGTAATCCAATATATTGGAGTGGGTATCCAAACGGTTGGATGGGCTGGTGGATACGAGGTATACAGCGGATGGCAGGGTAGGCGGATGGTAGGTCGACAGGGTAGGCGGCTGGCGTAGGGTCTGAAGGCCTTCAGTGACTGCAGCGGCTGTCCTGTCTGCAGCTGCTAGGGTTAGGGTCTAGGCTGCAGGCAGGAGCATCTAGCGGCCGCTAGGCGTCTCGCGGCGGGGACCGAGCGAACCAAGCGACGAACGAACAGACGAACAGGTAGAGCGTGAACCGTATCATGACTGTCCGTCCTGTAGCTGTAGCAGGAGCACGTCGACAACGTCCAGAGTGGCCTTCAGACGGTCGACCATGAGCGCGGTAGGCGTCTTACGCTGGACGGTCGACAGGGTCTGTTCGACGTCCAGACGGTAGAGCGCGAGCGCGTCTGTCATGACGTCGTCGGCGGTAGGCGTCTGGGCAGTCACAGTGACACCATGGCCGCTACCGGCTTGGAGCGCAGGAAGGCTACCGCATGCACGGTCGTCGAACCATGAACGATGATAGCAATGTGCTTTCGTCTGTCGTCGACTGCCGAACCATTGCACAAGCTGCAGCGGTCACACGACGTGCGGTAGGCCATCTCTTCTGACGCAGGGCAAGCGATTTCGTTGGCGTCCAGCGGCTGGCTGGACAGTCGAGCACGAAACGACCGAAAGCCCATGGCTGCAGCTGCAGCCTTATCGGCTGGACTGTCGCACGAAGCCATGACATACGGCGCAAGATCCGGCCGACTACGCCACGCGTGCGTGTATCCCGTCCAGCGCGGAACACGGTCGACTAGTTCCGCGATGACGTGCAAGGGCAAGGCTGCCGGGTCGCCATACGCGCCAAGGCGGAGAGGCACGCGTAACCGCGCAAGGCGTTCTGACACGGTCAATGGTTCGACGAAGGCGTAACGGTCTCGTTTGAACGTGGCGTATATGTTGCGTGGCGCATGGGTGACCGTGACGTAACAGCCACGGTTCTTACCATGAACGGTTTCGCCTTCGATTACGACAGACGTGCCACGATACCCGCAATCGCCACAGATGGTTTTGTCCTGTCCAGTTCGAACAGCGGTTAACGGGTCGACGTCTGCGCACAAGATATACAGCTGCGCCATGGGTCCAGTTTTCGGGTTAGCCGAACGTCCCGAAATGCCTGTCACAATCGCGACAGTCGGTTGACCGTTCAAGGCCGACAGACCCTGCCAAACGATGGCCGAGTCGTTGATTTTACCCTTGGTTCTCATGAGCGATATTCTCCCTTGATGGCGTGGTAAGCAGTATGGAGATTTGACAGCGACTTGTCAGCATCGACGGCGTCACAGATGACAGCGGCGACAGTCGACACTCTATCGGACGAAGGAAACGAGCCGACAACGTAGCGGAACAGAGCGCGAACGATGACGGTAGCGGCCGCCATCGACAGTCGAGTATCGGCGGCCGCAATACTGTAGACAGACCAACCGTGGATGCTTTCAACGTTCGACGTGATTTCGTCCCGAACACCGTCAAACAACACATCAGCGGGAGCGTAAACCGTGAGCGTCAAAACGTGCTCTGCCGTTGGTTCGACGTCATCGTAGCCGTAGTCGTCGGCGTCCAGTTCGGCGCGGTCATACGCGTCTAGCTCTGCTCTGCAGTCATCCGAGTCGTAATCGTAGGCCATGGTTTACCTCGTTGAAAAAAGGCCACGGTAGGCGATTCTACCGTGGCCGGGTTGACGTGCTATTCGTCGACGTCGTCGAACGTCGCGACAGGT